CGATATCGTGAGTGATTCATAGCGGTCCGCAAGAACGTTGTAGATCGTTTTGACCACCTTCGATTTAAGTTCAAGATTGAGCGGCGAATATGTGACTGTAACAGTGTCACACAGTCCAACATGTTCAAGCGCCCAGAAGTCCTTGTATTCTTCTGTCTGCCAAAGCGGTACAAATTCAACATCTGCAGAAATTGCCGGATTCTTTGAATAAGAAGCAAGCTTGTTCGATGCCCAGCTGTTCAGATCGGCAGCCGAAGGTTTCTCCTCAAAGTCTGCAGAAGCATCAACAACAGCAATCCGTGGAAACGAATAATCGGAAGATACCGTCTGCAGAGAGCTTTCGATATAATCGTCAGTTCCCTTCCAGTACGCAATAACACCAGTTACTGTATTCGTAAGATCTGCAGAGTAATTCAGACCAGTCAGATTCTTTGTATATGCAATCTTGACTCCATTGTCTGCGCCTCTGGCTGAGTGCAGGATTACTTTGTATCTGTTGAACTCCAATTCACCGCCGTAAAGATCGATCATGGAGCCTTTCATCCCGCCGAGCAGTGTTCTGAGAGGAGTCGGAACTTCGCAGCCATATTTGTAAACAGTGCCATTGTCATCTGAGATGTCAGTCTCAAACGTGAATGGATTTGATCCGTTCAGCAGATATCTGTTTTCAACTTCCCAGAACTTAGACGGATATCTTGTACCTGGATCCTGTGTGTTCGCTCCGACAATGATGTGATTCAGCTGATAGCTGATGTGTTCAGCCTCAACAACGATGTTTCCAAGCATGTCGTAGCTGACTTCTTTGATCCGGAACGGCTCGGCCATCTCAGCATTATCTCTTGGATCAGCGAGAATAATGCGGTCAACCAGCAGCTCTTCAGCCCACATTCCGCTGCGCTTGTATTCAAGGGAAAGCGTAAAAGGACCGTTTATTTCCTCAGTAACAACGCAGCTGATACAATCGACCAGCGGACAGATTCCGAAAGTGTCAAATGACGTTTCATCAGATTCAAAAAGGCGGGGAATCATATCTTCCACCACCTCGGATAAATCTGAATAAGGCCGACACCCTGATCGATTGTTGTTCCACTGTAATACATGTACAGATTAATCTCATCAGTTCCGAGCTGCGGGAAAACAAGACCCTTGCCCGCCAGTGTTTTTGCGTTTGTCAGGAACAGGTAATTTGTCAGATTGTTATGCTCATCATCATAAAGATACTGCATATCGCAATCCATCCAGAAATGCGTCGCTGTAGTCTGATTTGTATGAAATGAGTAATTATCTACAGGTTCACCATTAACGATATTCGTGATCTCCATATATGGAAGATTATCGCGGAAGCTCTCGATCAGCGGCGCCGTCTGATATCCTGTCGGGTTCTGGATCTTCCATGACCGCGCAAAAATCGCATTGATCGGGAACGCTTCCCCATCGATCAGAGTTATGGTGTTGACCAGAAGTGCAACAGAATCAAAATCATTTACATCAATAATGAAGATTCTGAAATATGCATCTGTAGCCGCGAACGTCTTTGTAAGAGAGTCGCCGGCGTAACAGTACTCTGTGCTGACAGTCGAAATGCTGCCATTAGATGTATACGTTTCAATTCGGACGCCAACCTCAACCCCACTCGGCGCATGGACTGTATATGTAAGATCACCATTCACAGGAATGTATGAGGATGTCATAGCAGTCGCTGTCATCGCCGGCGGAATGAACTGGATCGGCTCGTCACCGCTCTTCAGAAAGCGCTGCGGCTTACAGTTGAATGCAAGAGTGAAATCTCCGGCGCGGTTGAAGGCAGTGAGATTGTCAGGGTTAATGCCATTAACAAACTCAGCCATGCGATATTCATCCGGATGATATGAATCTTCAAGTCTCTGGTAGCCAATCTTTCTGCAGATCGCAGACTTGAAGTTTTCCATTTTATCCGGGAAGTTATTCGGAAAAAAAGCCGGATATGTTACCAGCTTGTTTTTGTAGCGTCCATTATCTACGATCAGGTCGCCGTTGCGGCCTGGGACTGAGAAGTGTTCAGAGTCTCGCTCAGCTGCTGAATATGTATCCGACCCGCTGATCCACACTCCGAAATCACTTGAATCAATACCGCCGAAAATTAAGTTATTCCTCATTGCCATACCGCCTTTTTGCGCATGATCTGATCCTGAACCTGTCTCGAAACCGCCCGCGCAATTTCTTCAGTACTCTGTCCAGGAGCAGCATTCACAACAAAATTCATATTTATTGTCTGACTGCCGGCAACTTCCTTGAGCTTATTCAGTCCAAGAATCACCTCTTTGCCAGCTTCGCCGCCGCCCATCAGTGTATTACCGTTCATTCCGAAGATCGTCGGCTTATCCAGAAGATATGCATTGTTCATTGCCTTTGCATACCAGTCAACGCTGATCTTCGGCAGTCCATCTTTAAGCCAGTTCAGCGGATTGAGTGTGCCGCTCACTTTGAAATGAGGCATCTTCAATTCCGGCCATTTGAAATCAAATTTAAAAAATCCCTTGATGGCTTCAATTGCTGACCGGACCGCTTCCTTTGCGGCATCGATCTTTTCTTTAATTGCGTTTTTAATGCTCTCGAACTTCTCCGAAATGCTTTTCCATAGTTCGGCAGCTTTTTCTTTTACTGTGTCCCAGTTCTGCCACAGGAGCACACCGGCAGCTACAGCCGCGCCGATCGCAAGCACGACCGGGCCGCTCACCACAGCTGAAAGCGTTCCAAGGACCGACATTGCCGTTCCTACGATGGATATAACTGAGCCAATTGCTGACAGAACAGGTCCAATCGCCGCAACTACCAGTGCGGCTTTAACAATAAAGCCCTGTTGTTCTTCACTGAGAGAGTTCCAGGCATCAGTGACAGACTGGATCACCGGAGCGATTTCTTCAAGAACACTCTGAATAACAGGCATAACAGCGTTGCCGATCTCATAACCAAGTTCAATCAGCTGATTAAGTACCGTCTGAAACTGGTCAACAGGGTCCTGCAAACCTTCAAAGGTATCAGCAACAGTCCCGCCTGACTCAGAGGCCGCAGCACCTAAGTTTTCAAAGTCAAGAGTTCCGTTTTTGATCGCTCCATAGATTTTGTCGCCGGACTTTCCAAACAGATCATATGCCGCAGTAAGTCCGTCGGTTCCGTCCTTGGAGCCTTTGATTTCCTTCTGCAGATCAGCCAGAGCCTGGTTCATGCTCTTGCCATCTTTCGAAGAGTTCTTCAGAGCCTTGGAAAGACCGCCCATGACAGCAGAAACATCCGCACCAGACATTTCTACCTGTCCCATAAAATCAGCCGCCTGGTTGACGCTCAGGCCCATTTCCTGGAACGCTGCAGAGTTACTCAGCAGTCCTGATTCCAGTGTATCGACCGAAATACCAGTGTTCTGAGAAACCTTCGACAGTGCGTCCAGAACGCTTTCTGTGTCCTTGGCTTCAAGGTTATACGCAGAAAGAACTTTCTGCACTGAATCGATTGATCCTGTTACATCGGTATCATTGATGTTTGCAAACTTAATAAAAAGACTGGAAAGATCTTCCAGTTCCTGCCCAGTCACACCAAAGCGCGTATTTACTTCGCCGACTGCTTCGCCGGCAGTTGTGAAAGATGTTGGAATGGTCTTAGCGATGTTCTTAACATTCTCCTCGAAGCCCGCCAAAGCCTCTCCAGTGGCTCCGGTTTTCTTCGTGACAATGTCCAGACCTTCATCGAGCTGTGCCCATCCAGCCATTGCGGCTCCGCCGACGGCCATGATCGGAGCCGTGACGTTCTTCGTAAGAGAATCGCCGACTCCTTTGATTTTATCGCCGGTGTCCTTCAGTTCCTGTCCAACAGTCTTCAGCTGCTGACTCATCACTGATCCGAAGGACTTAGATGCATCCTCTGCCTGTTTCAGCTTATTCTGTGTTTCAACAATCTCACGTTGCAGTGCTTTGTACTGTTCTGAGTTCCGATCGACTCCCGAAGCATCCATCTGACGCTGGGCTTCATTCAGCTGATCCAGGCGTTCTTTTGTTTCTTTGACCTGTTTTCCGAGAAGTTCCTGCTTCTGTTTCAACAGATCAGTGTTTTTCGGGTCCAGCTTCAGGAGTTTTTCTACGTCTTTCAGCTGTGACTGTGTATTTTTGAGCGCTTTATCTACACCCTTAAGCGCATCAGTTAGCGGGGCTGTAGTAGCGCCGATCTCAATGGTCAGACCCTTTATTCTGTTTGTCGCCATACTGCCTCCTTAGAAATTTGCGATGTCTTCTTCTGTAGGAAGCTCATCGTAGTCATAACTGTCGTTTTCGTGTTCAGTAAATATGTCGTAGAGCATTCCCAGGTTCATCCGATCGCGATCTTCGAAGGAAATGCCTAATTGATAGCATCTTAATAAGAGTAAGGCCGTAGATGCTTCACGCACCGACGGCCTTACACGTTTTTTCTTTCAACCTTTGTCTTCAGTGACTCAGCGAAAAGCCTCACCACATCGACAGCAAAATCTTCAACTGGGAAATCTTCGAACTGATCAAGCCAGTCAATGTATTCATCTGAGACTCTTTTATCCGCCTGTTTTGCCATGATGTACATCATGCTTTTGGTAATTTTAAGCGTTCTGCCCTCAATCTTTTCGCCGTTATTCACCGAATCGATCAGAGTTGAAAAGTCTTCCATAAGATCACGACCGAAATAATCTTCGTATAACTCCGGAGTAGCTCCGGAAACTCTTAAAGGTACTTCAATAGCGCCTACATTGATTGTCTTTCTCATATCTTCATCTCCCTTTTATGTCAATTTACGACTGAATCAAAGAATGTGCTGTAGCCAGTGTCTGTACTGACGCATGTGCGCCTGACAGCTGTGTCTGAAATTCTCGGAAGCGCACGAATCGACACCACGTTTGTGGCAATTGTCGGAGCTGTTCCCGGCTCGGTTGTATTCGCTTCAAGATTCGGCCTTGAAGCGACACAGCGGTAGAACACTACCCTCTTGCCGGTTTCAGTGCCACCAGCCAGTTCCATCTGGCCCATAAGAGCGAACGGCAGCGGGACATCGATAGCTTTTTCAAGAACACCATTGGCATCCTTTGTGTGACCAAGCCTAGACGCAAGGAATGTATCCGCTGCTGCTGTATCTTCAAATTCAATTTCGATATCATATCCGCCGTTTGTGGTTCCGCTATACCAATCGACATTATCAGCCGGTTCGTTAAACGAATCGCCCCGTGCTGTTGCCGTCATGCGCTTTGCACCGGGAATCTGCGTCGGCGTTTCATACGTCATCGCGCCAGTTATGTCGTCTTCTGTAGCTCCTGCATAACGGAGCTGTGAAAAACCGTATCTGACTCTACCCATCTATGTAAACCTCCATCATGTATAACTCTTCATACATGTTCTCGTCATTCAGATAATCTTCTTCTTTTTCAAAAACAAGCCCTGCATCAAGCAGCGCCTGTTCAACTTCGGCCTCCGCATCAAACTGTTTATACTTTGTATAAAGTTCGACATTCAGCCGATATGCATGAGCATAATGTGTATTATCCGCCGTTTCCGGAGTCATATCCGGATAGTAATAGCAGATATACGGAAGCGGAGGAGCTTTCGATTCCGGCCATGAAAAATAAACAACCGGATAACCGGTCCGTGCAAGCGCATCCGCTACATCTTTAAATTTCATTTGAGAAGCTCCTCCATTTCTTTCATATACTTCTGTTCAACAGTGTCATTGATCGGAGCGACAAAATTAAAAGCCCTTGTCCGGCCTCCGTTCTGTTTCGCATGGCCATATTCAAGCAGGTGAGTTAATCCGGCATTCCTGCCGGCTCCAACTCTAGCCTCTACGCTCAAATTTGATTTATTCACCTCGAAGGTGAGGCTTTTGCGATACTTTCCAGATCCGCCGAAATCTCCGGCTTTCTTCAGTTCCTTCGTGACGTCTTTTGCGACTTTCCGAACTGCTGTCTCGTTCGCTTCGATAACTTCGTCGCCGTACTCATCCAAGTATTGCTGAATCACAGAACTAAAGCTGTTCGGTGTTACTCTCGGCATCGCCTTTTCTCTTTTCGCAATACAGTTCAATCGAATCAGATTTGCTGATATACGTGCGATAAATACGGTAATAATTGCCGTTATAGCGGATTATTTCCTCGCCGTGATAGTCAAATCTGTTTGTAATGAAACGAAGTTCAGGATTCAATCCGTTTCGGCCGCCTTCAAACCATTCGGAAGACGACACGGACGTAACCTGAACATAAATCATTGACTCTGTCTTCAGTGATCTGAGGACTCCATTTTCATCAGGAATCCACTGCTCAGCGATCAGATGTGCAATGTCCGATCTATCCATCGGTCACCTCATTCGGCCAGACTGTAAAGCCAGTAGCCATCGACAGCTGGGCCTTCTGTTCATCGTATGACTTTTTCAGCCATTCACGATCATCCGGATCACCGTCATGAAGTTTGCAAAAGGTAATGTAAGCCAGGCGGATCAGCGGATTTGTGATGATTGCGTTCGGACCGTTAACGCCAGCGATGCCAAGATCCGCAAGACATGTATCAATCAGATCCTTGATTTCGTTGTCCAGTCCGACATTTACGCCGGCGCGGCGCATTGCCACTTTAACTTTCTCAAGCGCTTCATCCAGTTCGCTTGTTTCTTCAACATCGATATCTGCCATAGCTTCCTCCTCTTTTATTCCGTCTTTTTCTTTCTGGGCTTCTTCACCGGTTCGGCCGGCTCCTCATCTTCCTGAATCGGTTCCTCAATCACCAGGTCCGCTACACCGACGGAGCAAAGCCGGGCTGCTTCCGCTTCTGAAACGGTAACAATGCCCGGCTGTGCAAAAATGTGTGTAGCGTTCCTAAGTTTTACCTTAGGCATTCGGCTTCAGAACCTTGCAGAAGCGCAGCGGCGCAACTACGCCGATGGAGCCGTACTGCTTGCCGGTGATCTTGATCAGATCAGCCTGAGCGCCGGTGATTTCATCAAAGATGTATTTGATTTCGTCGCCGTTCGGGAAGTTCGCGCAGAGACCATCGCCAGGATCGCCAACGATCATGTATGCTTCACCGACAGCAGCAGATGCATACGGATTCAGGTGATCAGTGTAGACAACATCCAGACCGTCGAAGACATCGCCGACATTGTCGCCGGAAGCGATCTTGACGGACTTCAGGGCTGCTCTTGTCTTTCTGTTCATGATGGCGACAACATCAGTCGCTTCAGCTGTGAGTTCAGCCTCAGCCATGATGACAGTGTCTGCCTGGAGTCCCATGGTCAGAGCAGCAACAGCAGGATGTGTCGCATCAGAAGTCTGCGGAGCCGACAGAATAGCAGTGATGGCAATCTGTGCAGCCTTTCTTGCGATTCTGTATGCCAGTTCATCGTAAACATAATCGATGAGCGCCTGTC